GATTCAGAAGATCGTCCAAGAGAGCGGAATGCCCAACGACCGGGTTCTCATCATGCCGGAAGGCGTGACGAGGGACTCGCAGATCGTGGGCTTCAAGCTCGCCGAGGACATCGCCCTGACCTTCGGGTGGCGTGTCTGTCCCCGTGTCCACATTCTCATTCATGGCACGAAGCGTGCCGTCTAACGGAGCCACTATGAAGAAAGCCGTTCAAATCCTGTCGGGGGGTATGGATTCCGTGACCCTTCTGTACCACCTGCGTGCGTTGGGGTACGAAGTCCACGCCCTGTCCTTCGACTATGGCCAGCGTCACAAGAAGGAGCTGGACTACGCCCGTGCGATCTGCGCCGAGCTGGGGGTTCCCCACCACGTCGTCGATCTCTCGTCCGTGAACGGACTTCTCAAGGGTTCCGCCCTGACCGACGACGTGGACGTGCCGGAAGGCCACTACGCCGACGAGAACATGAAGGCGACCGTCGTCCCGAACCGAAACATGATCATGCTCTCCGTCGCCGTCGGACACGCCGTGTCCATCGGTGCTGGGGACGTGTTCTTCGGGGCGCATGCTGGCGACCACGCCATCTACCCGGACTGCCGCAAGGAGTTCGTGGCGGCGTTGTCCGCAGTGACGATGATCGCAAACTACCAGCCCGTCGCCGTGTTCGCCCCGTTCATCGACATGGACAAGGGCGACATTGCCCTCCGTGGCAAGGAACTGGGCGTCCCGTATGACAAGACGTGGACGTGCTATAAGGGGCTGGAACGCCACTGCGGAAAGTGCGGGGCGTGTTCCGAGCGCATCGAGGCCATGGAAAAGGCGGGAATCACCGAGCCGGAAGGTTTCTACGCCTGATAATCTCGGGGGCGAGCTTCGGCAGACCCCCATTTCCCTTTATGAAAAAGACCTACGTTTCCCTTGAGTACATCAGGGAATCCATGCAACGAGCCGCAGAATGGATTGCCACCTCCGCCATCCCAGACGGTATTTTGAAAGAAGACCTCGTCATTTACGGGCTTTTGCGTGGCGGTGCCGTTCCCGCCTCCGTTCTTGGCTATGAATTGAAGAAGCTCAACGTTGAGTGCCGTCTTCAGTACTTGGATCTTGCGGAAAAAGAAGCGTGGAAAATTGAGAAGAACAGCGTCGTCGTCGATGACCTGATTGATACGGGTGCGACCCTTGAACCCATCCAAGGGCTTTTTTCGGCTGTCGTGGTGAGTAGCACGAAACTCCGCCCTTCGGAATATGCCCAGAAGTTTTCCATTCCGTCATATGCCTATATGGAATACGGCAAGGACGAATGGCTCGTCTTCCCGTGGGAGACGCAGGAGGACACGCCGGGAGGCATGGAACAGGCCGTGACCGCCCTCATCCGTGGCATGGGGGAAGACCCGCTCCGTGAGGGATTGAAAAAAACCCCCAAGCGTGTGACGAAGGCGTGGAAGGAACTCACGGAGGGCTATCGTACCGACGGGGACGCATTCATGACCGTGTTCGACTCGGAGGGCTACGACCAGATGGTGCTTCTCAAGGACATTGAGTTTCATTCGACCTGCGAGCATCATCTCCTCCCGTTCTTCGGACGGGCGCACGTCGCCTATATCCCGAACGGGAAGATCGTCGGCATCTCGAAGCTCGCCCGTGTGGTAGACCTGTTCGCACGGCGGTTGCAGAACCAAGAGCGCATCACCGAGCAGGTGGCCGCCTTCCTCAACGACAAGCTCTGCCCGAAGGGTGTGGCCGTGATGATCGAGGCACAGCACCTCTGCATGAAGTCACGGGGCGTGAACAAGCAGAACTCCGTGATGACGACCAACAAGATGACCGGCGTGTTCCTTGAGAACCCCGCCGCCCGAAGCGAATTCTTCGATTCATTGCGATAGCATATGCGTGAAATCCTGCTCTCACTCCTGACCGGGGGGATCGTCGGAGTCGTCTTCGCCCTCCTCAAGCTCCCGATTCCCGCACCGCCCGTCTTTTCGGGCATCATGGGAATCATCGGCATTTTCCTCGGCTTCAAGGCCGTGGGGATGCTTTTTTGATATGCGCCTCTACTTCGCCGGATACACGACGGACAAGGAGATCGCCGAGGTGGAGGGCGTGGAGTGTTTGCTTGAAAGCTACATCTTGTTCCGCAGGAAGGACTATCGGGCATGGCATCAAGAGTACGGGTTGCTCGACAAAGAGCTGTTTCTCGACTCCGGTGCGTTCTCCGCCTTCGCAAGCGGGGAGACCGTGGACTTGGACGGGTACATCGAATACATCAAGAAGTACGAGGATTGCTTCGAGGTTTATGCCGGGCTCGACGTGATCGGCGACTGGCAGGCAACCGCCAAGAACATCGAGAAAATGGAATCGGCGGGACTCAAACCGCTCCCGACCTTTCATGCGGGTTCGCCGCTCGAAGAACTGGAACGGATGTGCGAGAAGTACGACTACATCGCCCTCGGGGGGCTTGTGCCATTGGCAATCCGCCCAAGGAAGATGAAGAAGTGGCTCGACTCCTGCTTCTCGGTCATCAAGAGGCACTGGCCGGTGAAGGTTCACGGCTTCGGGGTCAATGCGTTCTGGGCATGGGAGCGATACCCGTGGTACTCGGTGGATGCGACGAGCTGGCTCATGGGCGGGAAGTTCCGGCACATGGTACGGTTCAAGGACGGCAAGCTCGTCTCCCGGAGCAAGAAAGACCCCGATCAGGACTTGGATCAGTACATGCTCCATGCCGCCGACTACAAGGTCATCAACCAGACGAACGTCAGGGAATACCTGAAAGCCCAAAAATTTATCACAGACCTATGGCAAACAAGAGGGGTGAGCTGGGAATAGCGATCAACGTGCAATTCGTCCCCGTGGACAAGGTGCGCATGAACGACTACAACCCGAAGGATTCGCTCGAAGAAAGCAAGGAGAACAGGGAACTTTACGAAAAACTCGTAAAGACGATTTTGGATCACGGGTTCACCGAGCCGGTGGAATGCAGGGAGACGGAGGACGGCTCGTTCGAGATCGTGGACGGCCAGCACCGCTATCTTGCCCTGCGGGAACTCGGGGCGACCGAAGTGCCGATCAACAACCTCGGCAAACTCTCAAGGGACGAGGCGATGACCCGGACGCTCAACAAGGACTTGATCAAGATCCCGATCAACGACCTCAAGCTCGCCAAGGTGCTTTTGGAGATCAGCGAGGCGGGACGGAAGCGTCTGCCATTCACGGACAAGGAGGTTCAGGAACGGTTGGACATGCTGGCGTTCGACTGGGACAAATTCGTCCAGAACGACGTTTCCTTCGAGGAAGGCAAGGCGACCCCCGAGAACACCATCAAGGCGGGGGTGGACGAGGAAACGTTCAAGAAGATTCGGGAACTGCTCGACCAAGGGCAGGAGGGGGAATGCGAGATACAGGTGCGGAGGGTTTATCGGGTACGCCTGACCTCGGCCATTTACCGAAGGTTGACGGGGTTTTTCGACAGGTTGAGAATGGAAGGGACGAAGGGGGACAAGCTGGGCATTTTCGTGCTTGAGCGATGCGAGGATGAGGAACTGGGAGACATTGGAGATTCTTCGCTGGGTTGAGAGAAAAAGACGAAAGGTGTGCAAGTGGGGTAGTTTACACAACCTGACACTTTTCGCATGTTTTATGAGATATGGACGAGGAACCTAACAAAACCGAACTGACCGCAGTACAGTTTCGATTCCTGAAATCGTACCGTGATTGCTTTTGCAACAAGGCGAAGGCATGCCGGGACACCGACATCTCCCGACAGACGATGTATGAGTGGATGGAGAAATTCCCCTTTTTCAAGGAGGAGATGGAACGCTACGAATGGGAAGACCTGCAGAACGCCGAGCAGGTTCTCAAGGGGCAGGCAATCGTGGGCGACAACATCAAGGCGTTGCAATTCTTCCTCGCAAGGCGGCATCCCGACTACAAGCAGAAGGTGACGCATGACGGGGAAATCAAACAAAAGCATGAACTCGACGACGCAACACTCCGATACCTCGAACGTTGGAACCACCTCGAACCCGGAAGAACCGGAGATCACGGGGTCGTTCGAGGAGTGGCTGGGGATACTCCGAAAGCAACCGAACAGGGGGGCTAGGTGTACCTTTCTCCATGATTCGTTGCGGGAAAAGAAATTCCTGCATATTTTTGGCCGTTACTTCTTTCCCCACATCATTACCGGGGACTTTGCCACGCCGGAGTGCCATCTCACCCTCATTCGGGAGATGACGAGGCGTGAGGATTCGGCGATCATCTTTCCCCGTGGCTTTGCCAAATCGACGTGGGAGAAGATCGATACCCTGCATGACATCGTTTATCAGTTGGAAAGCGTCATTTTGTATATTTCGGACACGTTGCAGGACGCAGGGTTCCATTTCGAGAGTATCAAGGCGGAGCTGGAGAACAACGATGGGCTGATCGACGTGTACGGAAACATGGTTCCTCCCGAGAGTTTGACCGGGAGAAAGTGGACAAACGTCCATTTCGAGACGAGCAACGGGGTCAACGTGGTCGCCCGTGGAGCCGGAAAGGGGCGTGGCGTGAACATCAAGAACAACCGCCCGACCAAGATCATCTGCGACGACATCGAGAACGACGAGCAGGTCATGAGTACGATCCAACGCCGGAAGCTCCACAACTGGATCACGAACGTCATCATTCCCTCGAAGGACAAGAAGCGTGGATACCTCAAGATTATCGGAACGGTGATTCATCCCGACAGCGAGGTGTTGAAGTTTTATCATGGGCATGGCGGCATCTTTCGCAGGGCGATTGAGGAAGGAAAGAGCATCTGGCCGGAGATGTGGTCGATTGAGGACTTGTTCAAGCTCCGTGACGGATACGTTGACGAGAGCGGAAAGCATATCGAGGGCATCGGGTTGCAGGCGTTCTCGCAGGAATACCTGAACGAGCCGGTCAACGACGAGACGAGCGTGTTCAAGCGTGAGTGGATGGATCAGAACATTTATCCCGTTCTTCCTGACCTCAACTGGCTCGATATCAAGATGGCGGTCGATCCGAACGCAGGACAAAGCCAGATGGCCGACTTCATGGGCATTTGCGTCGTCGGAAGGGATCGCAGGGACAACAAGCGGTACGTTTTGGAGGCACGGAGGTTCAAAGGCCCAATCACCGAGCAGGAAAAGGTCTTCGACGAGGTATACTCGAAGTGGGAACCGCAGATCGCAGGGGTGGAAAAGGTGATGAACCAGACCGCCCTCTACCAGCTCCTTCTCGCACGGAACAAGTACCGCCTCGTCGCCCTCGACCCGAAGGGACGGGACAAGGTGAACCGTGCAAGGTTCGTCGAGCCGTTGGTTTCGCAGGGAATCATCAAGTTTTCCGCATCGCACGTCGATCTCTACAACGAGCTAATCCAGTTTCCGAACGGGAGCCATGACGACCTCGTGGACGCTTTCGTCTACGCAAATTCACTCTTTGCCTCAAATGCTGTAAAATTAAACGCAAAGAAGCGAACCGGAGTGCTTGGCAACATTCGTGAAAAGCAATTCTAATCTATGGGTTTCATCAAAAATCTTTCGGAGTCCGTTCGCCGTGCCTTCGCCGAGCGTCCGACGGTGGCATCAGCCCGCCGTGAAATGGGTCGTCCCGGCACGTCGATCTTCTCCGGCTTCATCACGGAGGACTACAACTCCGACTTTCACGGGCAGGGAGGCGTTGAGATTTACGAGAAGATGCGGAAGGGCGACGCAACGGTCAACGGGGTGCTTACCGCAATGAAGCTCCCGATCCTGCAGGCGGAACGGACAATCGAGTCAGCCGACTCGAACGACGAGCTTCAGAACGAGATTGCCGACTATGTGCGGCGCAACCTTTTCGTTTACTTGGAAGGGGGATTTTCCAATTTCATGCGTGAGCTTCTCGGATATTTGGACTTCGGGTACTACCCGTTCGAGAAGGTCTACGAGATTCGGGACGGGATGGTTTACATCAAGAAATTAAGTCCACGCAAGCCGTCGTCCATTTCCCGATGGACTTTGACCAGCGACCCGACCAAGCCGGGCATTACCCAACAGCTCCCGACGACCGTTGCCGGGCTTGATACGACCACGCCGGAGATCCCGATGGAAAAGCTCGTGCTGTTCACCCACAACAAGGAGGGTGATAACCACGAGGGCGTTTCCGTTTTGCGCTCGGCATACAAGCATTGGTATTTCAAGGACAACCTCTATCGCATCGACGGCATCCGCCTCGAACGTGGGGCTGGCGTGTTGAAGATCAAGCTCCCAGACGGGGCGAGCGACGACGACAAGGCCGATGCGGAGGAACTGGGAGAGAACTTCAAGATCAACGAGGCGGCGTTCATCGTCCAGCCAAACCCGAACTGGGAGATCGAACTCATGACCGCAGGAATTGCCGATCAGTCCGGCGCATTGATCGAATCGGTGAGACACCATGACCGCATGATCGCCATCAACATTCTTGCCCAATTCATGGACTTGGGTTCCGGCGGCGGAGGCGGAAGCTATGCGCTCTCGAAGGATCAGTCGTCATTCTTCCTGCTGAACCTGCGTTCCATTGCCGACTACATTGCGAATACGATCAACGAACAGCTCGTCAAGGAGATTGTCATCCTGAACTACGGGGAGCAGGAGGAATACCCGAAGCTCCGGTTCGGCGATATCGGCGAGGTTGACTTCGGCGAGACGGCGACCGCACTCAAGACCCTCATTGACGCAGGAGTGGTCGAGGTTTCCCCGGAGATCAAGGCGTGGGCGCATAAGACGTTCAAGCTCCCCGAACTGGTCGTCTCCGACTTCGAATCCGAGGAAGACGAGGAACTGAACAACCTCGTGGCAGACCTTGCCTTGCTTGAGGCGGAAATCGCAGGACTTCCCGGCCAGTCGTCAGATACCCCTGTGGATAACTCTGCGGAAGGCGACGGCACGGAGGACATGAGCGACGACGAGATCATGGAGAAGGCGAAGGACTTGCCGCCGGAGGAACAGGATGCGCTCGGCCTGACCGAGCATATCTTCGGGGCGAAGGGCGAGCCGTTGTCCGACGAGACGAAGAAGAAGATCAGCGAGGCGTTGAAGAAGGGCGGAACCGCAAAGGAAGGAACCCTCACGAACAAGTTTCAGAAGGATGCGGACATTTCCGGGCGTGTGAGCAACATCGACGATGCCAAGCGGAGGATCGTTGAGCTTCGTGCCGTCGTCACCGGCTTCCGTGAGACGAGCAAGACGATCAGCGACAGCCGTGCGAAAAAGGCATTTAACGCCACGATCAAGGCGAAGGTTGAGGAAATCCGCATCATGATTGCGGCTGGCCTTTCGGGCATCAAGTCCGAGCGGGGAAAGATTGAGGATCGCAAGGACGTGGTGCGGGAGGAACACAACCAAGACAAGGCGATGGAAAAGGAAACGAAAGTGCGTGACCGCATGCGCTCCAAGCAGGAAAAGCTGGACGAAAAGATGGAAAAGGCACGGTCGTCCCTCATGAAGGCGAAGACCAAGGATGCCCAAGACCGCATCCGCAACCGCATGGAGGAAATGCAGGACGAACACGACGAGATCGATGCCCAACTGCGCTCCCCGAAGCCGCTGTCTCTTGCCGAGCGCACCTACTTTCGCAAACTGACGTTGGCTGAAGATCGGGTCAAGCTGGCGGAGATCGACGACTTCTTCACCGAGATGGAACAGGACGTGATGGATCGGCTTCGCATCGCCTCGGACGACCAAAGGGAAGAATTGCTCCGAGAGGCCGAAAAGATCATCGACGGCAAAGATATCGCCGCCATTGTTGCCCTTGCGCTCGGTTCCGTTTCCGGCCTTTCGTCGGACATCAAGAACCTCGCCAAGTCCGCACTTGAGGAGGGAAAGCGCACGGCATCGAACGAGCTTGACCAGTCCCTCCCGACCACCCCAAGCTCCCGCACCAAGATCGCCAACACCCGTGTTGACCTCCTCTTGGAGGAACGGGCGGCGGAAATCCTCGGAACGATGAAAAAGAAGATGCTCGACATCATCCAAAAGGGAGTGGGAAAGGCGCAGGCGGTGAACGAGCTTGCCAAGGCATACGACGACATCTCGAATTGGTGGAACTCGCAGATCACCGGACGGATCGTGATCGACTCCTTCGACGATGGGCGTGACCTCGTGTTCGACACCTACCGTGGGCAGGTATACGGGTTGCAACGCTCCGAGATCCTCGACATGAAGACCTGCCAGATGTGCCTTTCGCTCGACGAGAGGATCATTTCGGCCACCGACCCGTTCGGCAGGATCGGGCAAATCCATACGAATTGCCGTGGAATCTGGGTCGCATTGCTCAAGACGGATGCCGTTCTCCCGAAGGTGAAGTCGATCCCGAAGACCATTCTCAACCGCTTCGATACGGTGGAGGGAGTGCCATTCACCAACGACTTCACCCAGATGAAGAATCCGGTCATCAACAAGGGTTCGAGGGCTGGGAAGCAGATCGGGGAGGACATGCTTGATAACCCGCACGTCTGATGAGTTGTACGATATTCTCGTACCGCTGACCTTGTGCTACACTAAATGCAGGAATCTATGCCATACGATAGCGTCGAAGACATGATGAAAGGCGTTCCGGCCATGCAGAGCATGACCCCGAAGCAAAGGAAAATCGCCTTTGAGGTTTTTCATTCCGCCATGAAGCAGGGGGACGACGAGAAGGCCGCAATCGCCAAGGCCATCGGCACGGCGAAGAAGGCCTCCGAGCCGTTCAAACGCTCGCTTTATGCGGAAGGAAACCTGTTCGTCATGTCCTTTGCGGAAACCGGATCGTTCGCTGACTTGTCCGACGAGGACTTGGAGACGAAGGAATACGAGATCCTCAAGGCGGGCGAATACTACGATTCCCGATACGGCAAATTCTCCATCGACCGTGCCAAGCTCGAAGTCCTCAAGAGCAATTTCGATCAGAACGTCCTTCAGATCGACGTTGCCCTCGATGCCAACCACGAGCCGGAAAGGGGCGCACTCGGCTGGATCAAGTCGTTGAGGATAGAGGGAGATCGTCTCCTCATGTCCCTCAAGGACATCACGACCGAGGGCAAGAAGGTTCTGCGGGACAAGGTATTCAAATACTTCTCCGTGGAATTTGCCCCGTTCACGACGGTGCAGGAGGGAAAGAAGGTCACCATTTCCGACGTTCTCAAGGGTGTCGCCCTGACGAACCGCCCTGTGATCAAGGGAATGGCCCCGACGTTCCTGTCCGAATCTAATTCATTCATAGACAACCACGATATGTCCGTATTTAAGAAGTTTGCCGAAACGCTGACCAAGCGTGGCAAAGTCAGTGCCGACGATGTGACCCTCGCCAAAGCGATGTATGCGGAGCTTTCCGAGGAAGAGCAGACCGAAGCGAAACCCTCAATGGAGGAGGTAGAGGCCGAAGCCGCAAAGACGGCGGAAGCGGAAGCCAAGGCCGCAGAGGAAGCGAAGACGAAGGCCGAGGCCGACGCAAAGGCGGCGGAAGGGGGTTCCCCCGAAGCAGTGCAGGCGGCGGAGACGAAGCGCAAGGAGGCGGAAACGAAGCTCGCCGAAGCGAACAGCAAGGTAGAGGCGTTGCTCGCCGAAAAGAAGGAACGCATGCTCTCCGAGCAGGTGTCCAAGTTCATGCTTTCGGAAACCAACACCAAGGGGTTTGCGAAGGTGAACGAGGATGCCGTCAAGGGGTTCATGGCTTCCCTCGATGATGGACAGCTCAAGCAATTCTCCGACCTCATGGGCAAGTACGTCACGGTTGACGTGCGGGAGCTTGGTTCCGGTAGCGATGCGAACTTTGCCGACGGCAAGGTGCGTGTCGGGGCGACGGAATACAAGGTCAAGGACGCCGACATTGATGCCGAGATCAAAGCCCTTGCGGAATCGAAAAAGATCAGCTACTTCGAAGCGGCGCAACAGTACGCCGAGTCGAAAGTCAAATAACTCACAATAAACACCCCTTTTTATGGGTTCTATCAACAACTTCAACATGGGGGGCAACATCGCCCCGATGGAAGCCGAGAACGCCATGACGGAACGTTACGTCGTCGTGGAACTCGGAGCCGCCGAGGGACAGGTTGACCTTCCGTCGGCCACCAGCGACATCCCGTTCGGGGTCATCCTCGAAACGGCGGTCGCAGGACAGGCCGTCCCGGTTCAGATCGACGGCATCTGCCAAGTGGTCGCCAACGGCGCAGTCGCCATGGGCGCACTCGTGTACATCGCCGCCACCACCGGTCGTGTCGATGACTCCGATACCGGCACGGCCGTCGGACTCGCCCTTACCGCCTGCGCCGCAGGTGGCGAGATCATCGTCGTTGACCTTTCATTCAAAGGAGCCGCCTAAATCACGATAAATAAGACATATGCCTAACACAAATGATGTCTACGTATCGGCTCCATTGACGAACTTCTCGATTGGCTACCATCCGAAAGGCATGGTCGCCCGTCAGGTGTTCGACGTGGTTCCGGTAGTCAAGGAATCGGGAGAGTACTTCGTTTGGAACCGCCACGATGCCGCACGCATCCCTAACAGCTTGCGTGCCGACGGTGCGGAATCCAACACCCTTTCCTTCGACCTCGACTCGAACGGGACGTACCGCACGCACGAATACGCCCTCAAGACCAAGATCACCGACCGTAACCGTGAGAACGCCGACTCGGTTCTCAAGCTCGAACAGGCCAAGACCATGCGTGTCAAGGACTTGGTGGAACTCGGCCTCGAACAGCGTGTCGCCACCCTTCTGGGTACGCAGGCGAACTACGCCTCGACCAACCGTGTTCAGCTCTCCGGCGTTGACCAGTGGAACAACGCTTCGTTCTCCGGCTCGATCGAAAGCCGCATCGATACCGGAAAGGAAGCGATCCGCCAACAGACCCTCGGCCTCAACCCGGACGTGATCATCATCCCGTCCGCCGTGGCCAAGGTCATCAAGCGTGATCCGACCATCCGTGAGCTTATCAAGTACACCCACGCCGACCTCTTGGTCGATGGCGACCTCCCGCAGAAGCTGTGGGGCATGAAGGTCATCATCCCGACGGCGGTCAACGTCACCACCCGCAAGGGCGCATCGACGCAGACCATCGCCGACCTGTGGGGCAAGCACGTCATCATGACGGTCACCAACGGTGGCGGCATGATCGACGTTCCGACCTTCGGCAAGATTCTCCAGCGTGGGCAGGGAGTCGTCCGCACATGGCGCAAGGAGGAACTCCGAAGCGACCTCTATGAGTACGGCATGGAGACGGACGAGATCATCACCTCGAACGTCGCCGGGTACTTCATCGAGGACGTAATCTCCTAAACTTTAACCGCCTGACTGTGGGGGGAGAGCTTTCTCCCCCTACGATGGCAAACTTATGGAATTTTCAGATGGCCGAAAGGCCGCAATTTCGCAGTTGACCGTCCGGGGAATCACCGTGACGATCAACTCGCAGACCATGCTCGTCGAGTTCCGGGACAACTCGGGAAACGTGACCAAATGCAGTGGAGCCGCCGCCCCGACGGACGGTGGTTCCGGCTACGCCATCGGTTGCGAATTCCGCCTCACGACCGGCAACGGGGTCGGCACGACCGTCTATGTCAACGAGGGCAGTGCGTCGTCCTGTGACTTCAACGCCTCCCCGTTTACCGAGGTCGGGGACATTTCAGCCGTTACCGCAGGGGACGGTCTTTCAGGCGGCGGCACAACCGGCGCACTGACGCTCGCCGTCGGCGCAGGCCGTGGCACGACCGTGCGTTCCGACAACGTTGACGTTGCCGTGAACGTTTACAACGATACCGGCGGCACTCTTACCATCGGCACGCTCGTGAACCTTTCCAGCTTCAACACCACGCTTGGCGTTCGCATGACGAAAGCCGATGCGGATGCAGGAATTCGTGCAACCCACGTCGTCCTCGATGCGATCACCAACAACACGGCGGGTGTCGTCTATCCGGTAGGCACTGCCCTTACGGTAAACACCGGAGGCCGAACAATCGGCGACTTGGTATACGTTGATTCGACGACCGCAGGCGGATTCACCTTCACCGCACCGACCGGAGCCGACCAGATGGTTCAGATCGTGGGTATCGTCAAGGTGGTCGATGCCGCAACCGGCGAGATCGTGTTCTTCCCCGGAAGCGCACACGTCACCAAGCTCGCAACCTCGATGATCCAAGACCAAGCCGTCAACGCCAACAAGCTTGATTCCGGCATGTTCCTTTCGGGAGGAGGCATTCTCAAGAACGGCTCGAACCTGCAGGAAGGAATTACGATCTACAACAACACCGGAGGAACCTTGAACCCCGGCGAACTCGTCAACCTTTCCGGCTTTACCGGAACCGACGGAATCGTCGTGACCAAGGCGGATGCCGACGCAGGGATCGAGGCAACGCACGTCGTGTTCAGCTCGATCAACAACTTGTCGAGCGGGGCAGTCGTTCCGCTTGGTGCTATTTCGAACCTCAACACCGGAGGTCGAACAATCGGCGACCTCGTGTACGTCGATGCGACCACCGCAGGTGCGTTCACCTTTACCGCCCCGACCGGAGCCGACCAGATGGTGCAGGTCATCGGTATCGTCAAGACGGTGGACGCAGGGACGGGACAGATCCAATTCTTCCCCGGCCTCTCACGGATGACCAAGATTCCGACCTCGCATTTGCAGGACTTGGCCGTTTCTACGGCGAAGCTGGCGAATGATGCGGTCACGGAGGCCAAGGTCGCCGACAGCAACGGACTTGGTGATCTGTATGTCGCCAAGGAGGCCATCGTCGTGTACGACTTCGCCGTGGGCGGCGGAACGGCTGGGGTAATCGCCCTTGCTGGCTCCCCGACGATCCCCGACAACGCCGTCGTGTGGGTTGACAGCTACGAGGTCATGACGACGCTTACGTCCGCAGGGGACACGGCGACGCTCACCCTCGGCCTGCCGACGGACGGCGACTTGTTTACCGCCATCGCCATCAACGACGGGTCGAACCCGTGGGACATCGGCTTCGCCGTGCAGGGATTGAAAGCCCTTGCCGCCGCCTCGCAGACCCCGAAGAAAACCACCGCCGCACGCCTGCTCCAAGCGACCGTCGGAGTGGAGAACGTGACCGCAGGAAAGGTCGTGTTCCACCTCCGTTATTGGGTAGCCCAGTAGACCTAGGTTGTGACTTCTCTCCGCCCCTTTACGGGGGCGGGAGGAACCTCATAACAAAACCCCCTATGCGATTATTTACACCGAATACGACCATCCTTGACGAGCAGGGTGCTACCGGCGTGGGGACGGCCTTCAACGTCAAGCCGTTTCGCAACATCGTCATCGCCGTTTCCGCCGCAGTGAACTCGTCGCTGACCTTCAAGTTCCAAGGTTCCATCGGGACTGCGGCAGGGAGCGACGACTCGCCGAACTTCGCCGCCGCCCAGACCATTGCGAACCACTGGGACTACATCGAGGCGTTCGACCACCAGAATACCGGAACCGCCATCGCCGGGGATACCGGGGTGACGCTCAACAACGACACCGTGGCGGGAAACACCCGCCTCTATAAGATTAACGTCGATTTGCTCGAATGGGTGAACATTGAGGTTACCTCTTGGACGGACGGGGACTTCTCCGCCTTCGTCGTGGGGGCGAGCGACTAACCAACAAATACTATGGGCTTCGAATCCGCATCAGGTGGCGGGGGTGCATCCGCCTTCACAGAGCTGTCCGACGCTCCCGGCAGTTATGCAGGGCAGGCGTTGCTCACCGTCCGTGTAAAATCAACGGAGGACGGCGTTGAGTTTTACGATGCGGCTGGCGCAGGCGATGTGGTCGGCCCATCCTCGGCTACCGATTATGCATTCGCCCTGTTCGACGGTGCGACCGGCAAGCTTCTCCGAAACAGCGCAATCGTCTCGAACGCCACGAACGACGTTTCAGGAATGACGACGTTGACGCTTCCCAATACCGGACTCCACATCCTTGATTCCAACGCAACGCACGATCTCATCATCAAGCCGGGATCGAACCTGACCGCAGACCGTACCCTGACCCTGACGACCGGGGATGCCGACCGCACGATTTCCGTTGCGGCGGATTTGACGTTCGGCGGGACGGTCAATATCGCAAAGGGATTCAGCACTGCCGGGGGTTCCTTTGACCTTGATCTCACTCTTTCCGCAAATACAGCCCTCACCCTCCCGACATCGGGAACGGTGGCAGTTTTGACGAACCGTCTCGACCAATTCGCCGCACCGACCGCCTCGGTGAGCATGAACAGCCAGCTCATCACGAACCTGCTTGATCCGTCCGGCGCACAGGATGCCGCAAGCAAGGCATACGTCGATGCCGTGGCATCCGGCCTTTCCCTGCGTAACTCCTGCCGTGTCGCAACGACCGCCGACCTCAACGCCACATACAACGGCGGAGCTTTGACGCTGACGTGCAACGTGAATGGGGCAATCGTTGTCGATACTATTTCGCTATCAAGCAACAATCGTGTCTTGGTTAAGAACCAGACCACGGCGACGCAAAACGGCCTTTATTCCGTGACGACCGTCGGAACCGCAGGAACCCCCTTCGTTCTCACCCGTACCACGGATGCCGATTCCAGTGCGGAGATCGTCTCCGGTTTGTACGTCTTCGTCACGGCGGGGGCGGTTGGAGCCGCAAAGGGATTCGTGCTTACGACCGCCGACCCGATCACGATGGACACCACGGCGTTGACGTTCACCCAATTTTCATCCGCAGGCGCATTTACGGCAGGAAACGGCCTGACGTTGGTTTCGACTGCGTTCAGCGTCGTTGCCGATACCGGAATCTCCGTGAGCGCATCCGGCGTTGCCGTGGACTTCACGGCGGTACAGGGCAAGGATGCCACCCTCGATGCGCTTGCCGCCTTCAACTCGAACGGAATGATCGTGCAGACCGCCGCCGACACGTTCGCCTCACGCACGATCACCGCAGGGGACGGCATCGCCGTGACGAACGGCAACGGCGTTTCGGGAAACCCGACGATTGCCATGGACGTGAACTCCATCACGACCGAATCGATCCCCGACCCGAACAACGACCTGATCGTCATCTACGACGTTTCTGCCGGGGCGCACCGCAAGACCCTCATGCGTAATGCCGGAGGGAGCGGGAACCTGTACAAGCAGGTCGGAACCTCGCCTCTCGAATGCTGGTATTCGGGGATGGTCAGCTCCTCGACCGCAACCACGGTCGTAACCGTCGTCAACTACCTCTACGCCTTCCCGTTCTATTACGAGAACCCACGCACGATCGACCGCCTTGCCTTCTACGTCTCGACCGCCGGTGTCGCAGGAAGCGTCGGGCGTGTCGGCATCTACGAGGCGACCAGCCCTGACAACCTTTATCCCGACTCGCTGATCATTGACGGGGGCGAAATGGCTTGCGACTCGACCGGGGCGAAGACGGCGACCGTCTCGCAGGCACTTGAGCCGAAAAAGCTCTATTGGTTCGTCTTCACGTTCGGGGTTGGGACTCCGACGCTTCGTGCGTGTACGATCTACTCGGTCGCCGACTTCCTCGGCTTCGCAAATACTCTCGCAACCGCCCACAATACCGGCATCCGTGTCGCCACGGCCTACGCCGCCCTCCCTGCGACGTTCCCGTCCGGTGCGGCACTCATCACGACGAACCCGATGCTCGGCTACGTCCGATTCTCCGCCTAAATAATCAATAAACCTTAACCTATCCCTATATGGTCAAGATCGAAGTCAAAGCCACCACGTTGCCGAAGGACGAGAAGGAGATGCTCAATTATGCCGACATGCTCCTGCTCTGCATGAAGCAGGTCGCCGTCAACGGGCTGACCGTCGGCGAGATGGGCGAACGCTTGGAAGTCATCAAGAAATTCAAGGACTCGAAGGTCGGCGATACGGTCGAGATCGAGGACGCACAGCTTCCGGGGATCAAGGCGTGCGTCGAGTCGATGCGCTGGAGCATCTGCCACGAGGATATCAAGGCGTTCGGTGACCTCATCGAGACGCTCTAGCTTTTATGGAGGATGAAATGCAACAGAAACTCCAAGAGGCAAAGGAACTCGGACGCTTCGAGGGTCAGGTTTTGACTTCCCTGCAGGACATCAAGCGTGTCCTCGACGACGTGAAGGCCAAGCATGCCGAATACGACCAGAAGCTCGATGGGAAGACCAGCAAGGAGGACTTCACCCTCGTCCGCAAGGACGTTGAGGACTTGAAGAAGTTCCGATGGGTTCTTGCCGGAGGACTCTCGATCCTCTCCCTGATTTTTTCCAAGATTTGGTGATATGAAAGACCCCCTGCGCCTTGAGTATGCCGTCATAAACGGACGCAAGATCATTGCGAGGCGTTTCTTTTTGGAAGCCCTCCTGAACGCCCACCGTGAGATCGAGGCGGCGGGAATCGGCGTGGCCGGGCATCTCGGCTTCGTCCTTTCCGGCGAGGAGACGGGAAGCTGGCGGAGCGAGACGACGCAGAAACAGCTCCTTGCCCGTGGAGCGTCGAAGACGATGGCCTCCAACCACCGCCGGGGCGTGGCCGTGGATTGTTTTCCCGACCGTGCCTATATCGAGAAGATCAGGCCGTTCATGAACAAATACAAGCTCGTGAACGACCTTGCCCCTTGGGATGCCGTGCATTGGCAATACGTGAGCAACGCCCATTGCTGGAGCTACGAGATCATCAATGAATTACCGGGATTCTTAAACGAATTTTCTATGGACAACTACGAAGGATTCATCGTCCAGCTCACCGAGCCGGGCGTTCCGGGTTCGGGCGGATTCGTATTCGTGCAGGGAGGACACAAGCGCAAGGTGACGAAAAATCGCCTCGCCGAATTCTCAACCTCCATGCTCGTTCGTCTCCTTTCCGGCGAACATATCCAAGCGAAGGGCTTGGATAAGAAGGGGTGGGATGCCATTCCTGACGGCGAGGACTTTTAGTGATAAAATTGTGACATATGGAAACAATCATCCTCGGTATCGTCGTCTCCCTCATCCTTGAGCTTTACAAGTGGCTCAATGGAAAGTACGGGCAGGAAACGTCAAAGCATGTTCTGCAGGCCGGACTTCTCGTCGTGTCAATTCTCATCGTCGTCGTTCTCAAGGTTACTCCCGAACATACGGCCAATGCGGTCGTTGAGGTGATGGGGAGTGCGTTCATCTTCTACGAAATGCTGTGGAAGAACTTTCAAAAGGCAATCTCTAAATAATAACCCATAAGAATATGCCGACATTCCGATATGTGAAGGAAGGCGATGCCGTGGCCGAGCGTGGCCAGACGCACCGAGTCCTCGCAGAAGACGTAGCCCCCTACCTTGTCCGTCACTTGGACGGAACCGACGAACTGCCGGAAGGCAAGACCGTCGAAGACCTGACTCCCGACGAGGCATACGCCCTCCGAGCCGATGCGGAAAAGGCCGGAGCGACGTTCAAATTCAAGGAGGTGCGCTTCTCCGTCTGGGCAAGGACAATGCCCGACGAATGGCGCAAGGACGGAAAGATCATCGACCCCGAGTATGGGGAGCTTGATTCTTCCACCGGCGAGCCGATGACTTCGGCAAGCCCTGCTCCGGCGGACGAAACTGCCCCGGATGCGGTTGCGACCGGCGAGGAGCCATCTCCTGTTTCCGAACCGTCGGAGGATGCGGGGGCATCCGAGGCGGCCTAACGTCGGCTTTCATCCGGCTTCTCCCTCCCCTGCAGGGGTCACCTCCTTTACTCTCGGCTCCGTTGTAGGGATCGGGGCTGGGGGGAGAGGAGCCGGAAACAAAACCTATGTATACGACCGTCACAAAAGTACGCCAAGCATCAGGTTTCGTTGGGAACTCCAACGTGACCGACGCTTTTATTCTGGGCTATATCCTGCAGGCGCAGGCGAGGGTGGACAGCTACATCCGTGACGCATATACGCTCCCGTTGCCGAAGTACCATACTAACACGATCACCTTTTCCGGCACGGGTTCGTCCACCGCCACCCTGACCATCGTCATCGACGGGGTGAGCTATGCCATCTCGATCATCAGCACCCTGACCGCCTCCGCCGCCGCAGATTTGTTCCGGCAGGCGGTCGCCGCCTCCGCCTCGGCCACGTTCACCACGGACGGGCTGGGCAACGGTGCGGTCGTCTACCTGTACTCGAACGGCGGGGACGACTCGACGCAGGTGGATATGACCTCCGGTGCCGCCGCAGGCGGGATTACCCCGACGGAAGGAACGGTCACGGAAATCGCCGTGCCAATGGTCGAATCCCTGACCACGCAGGTCGCAACCGCCCTCCTTTTCATCGTGGAATACGGCCCCGAGTCCGAGGATACGGACAAGGACGGCTACAAGCTCCTCTCTCTTGCCGAGACCGCACTCAAGGCGATCCGCAAGAAGGAGATCAAGCTGTACGACTTCGATGGGGACGAGTTGCCGACCGCCTCGACCCGCCGCCTCTCGTTTTGGCCGACGACCGCAAGCCAAGACGACGGCGAGAACGATACGGCGAACAAATTCACGAGAAACAAGGTCTTCTAATATGTCCATGACGGTCGAGATCGACAATCAGAAGGCGGTCATCAATCGTCTCGACAGTGCGATCAAGGCGGTTGGAAGCCCACAAAAGCCCCTTGAAAGCATCGGGGACTTTCTCGTTTCGGAATTCAAGCTCAACTTTGCCAACGAGGGATCACAGCTCGGTTCCCGTTGGGCGGCCTTGGCGGAATCGACCCGCCTCCAAAAGATTGCGATGGGCTATGCCGGAAAGGGCATTTTGGAACGCACCGGCAGATTGAAGAACGCATTTGAGAAGACGGTCAGTGCCTTCCAAGTGCGAGTGGCGAACCCCACCTCCTATTTCAGGTATCATCAGCTTGGGGAAGGAAACAACCCAAAGCGCACGATGATTGCCCGTTCGAACTCGATATCTGGGCAGATTTTCCAGATCATCAGCCAGTTCGTGCGTGATTCCCTTTCAAAATGAACCTCATCATTCCCGATCTTATTACCCTGTTTCAGACGGCCTTCGGAACCACGTTCACGACGTATTTCCACGGTCGGGTGAAGCCGGAAGCCATCGTGCAGGACAACCTGCCGATGCTTATGGTTTATCCGATCTCGGAAAGGCAGGTTCGGAGCGGGACGCTTCGTGACAATACCGAATTCCGAATCGGCGTGCGTATCGTCGTAAACGTCAAAACGTATTATGATATGAGTGCGGGACAGGGAACCCAGCTCGACTCCTTGGTGGCGGTTGAGAACCTCGTCTCCGAGCGTGATGCCGACGGCGATTTGCAGTCGGATACCGTGATGGGAATCATCAACAACAACCTGACCATCGACGGAAACGTCCTCTTTACCGATGATGTGGAATGCAACTGGGAGGTCGTGGAAGTCGGAAATAACATTCAAAAGGTCACCGCCGACGTTACGTTTACGGCGTTTGACCGCCCTAATCGCACATAATATGCAAGACAAACCAGAAGTCACGATCCTGCCGTCCGGGGTCAAGAAGACCGTATATCCCGACGGACGGGAAGAAGTCACCATGGCGACCGATGCGGAACGGGGAACCGCCAAGAAAGAGGAGTCCCCGAAACCTAAATCAGAACCGGCAAAGGCCGAATAATTAACCCCCTATGTCCACAGCTACCTCATTTTCCAAGCTGGGCTACCTGATGCTCAAGAAGGAATCGACGGCTGGCACGGCGGTTTATCCCGACCAACCGGTCGAGATTCTGTCCGAAAGCGTCGTGATGAACTGGGATTTCACCCCGGCGAACACGATTGCTGGCAACCGTTCCGCCAACCTCCGCCCGATCAAGAACCGTGTCGGCCCCGCCGCAGGCACCATTGAGATGCTTGCCGAGCCAAACACCATCGGCCACATCCTTTGCGGATTGTTCGGCGAGGACGTTATCACGACCCTTTCAGCCGGAGTTTCCGTCCAGCACGACTTCGAGCCGCTCAACACACTTGCGACCTATACCATGGACGTGAAGGTTGCGGGTGAGGATTACGTCGTCCGTTACTTCGGCGTGCGCTTCGCCAAGGGAACGTTCGCCCTCGACGAGAACAAGCTCAAATGCTCGTTCGACATCATGGCGCAGAAGGCGTTTACCAACGCCCGTGTGACCACCGCCGCATCCTCCGGCACGGCATTGCTCCTCGACCAGACAAGCGGTCTTATCGCAGGAAGCGACACCATCCAGATTCTCGACGAGGCCAACCTCACCACCGAGAACGCCGAGCTTACCGTCACGACCGTCACCGACGAGAACACGCTCGTGGTTTCGACCATCGGAGCGTCGCTTGCCGTTGACGACGTTGCGGTTATCAAGGCGCAGACGATCACTCCCGAGGACTACGACCTCTCCAACGAACTCGTCTGGGCTGGAGGTGCGGACGTTTACATCAACGCAGGTGCGAACGCCATGCAGAACCTTTCCGCAAAGACGAACTGCGAGAGCTTCGAGCTTACCGTCGAAAACGAACTCGAACCACGCTGGGCGGCCACCGGAATCGACGTGGTTGACCGCATGCCATCGGATATCCTTCTCAAGGGAGTGACCGTCTCCGGCAAATTCTCGCAATTCCATATCAACCCGGACTTCCTCGACAAGCTCCGACAGAACGAGCAGGTCGGACTGCGCTTCAACTTCTTCGGGAACGTCCTCGGGGTCAACAGTGCGGAAACCGCCGAGGGAACCGTCGAATCCGACGGAACGGGAACCGTGACCGTCGTCGTGACCGCCGGTGCGGACTCGGCGAACGACTACGCCATCATCGTCACGCAGGGAACGAGTGCGGGTGCGGCCACCGCAACGCTTACCAACAAGCTGATCGAGCTGGTACTTTCGACGACCGCCGGGAACAACGCCGTGGCGACCATCGCCACCCTGCTCGACGGCCTGTCGCTCGTGACCGCCTCCGCCGCAAGCACGGGGAACGTGACGCTGGCGGACAACCCGGACAAAATCTTCTTCAATACCGGACGTGATGCGAACGAGCGTGAGATGTTGCGCTTCGACCTTCCCGACGTTCGCCTGATGCCGTTCAATGCGAACCTTTCTTCGGACGGGATCGTGGAGGAAGAAATCAGCTTCACCGCATATCGTGACGAGAACGACGACCGTGAAATCTTCGTCCGTCTCCGCAACGACATCGCAGGTTACTAAAGCGAATTGAAGGCGGCGGGTGGGTCATCTGCCTGCCGCCTTTCGACGATAATCCCTAACCCAAATCCCTATGGCATACCGCTTCGTAAACGAGAACGAATTCACCACCATCGACGTTGGCGACGGCGACTGGGTAAAGATCCCCGCCCGTCTTTCCTACGGCTTCGTGGCGCAGTTCGAGGACGTGAAGGAGGGAACCAACGTCAAACAGCTCGACAAGATCGCCGGGATGCTCGCCCAGTGCATCAAGGACTGGAACTTCAAGATGGAGAACGACGAGGTTGCCCCCATCAACAAGGAGATGATCTCGAAGCTCGAAATTCCGACCGTCAAGCTCATCGTGGGGGAGATTACCTCGCTCATGGGAGTCGAAAAAAAAGGTTAGGCCGTCTTGACGATGCCGTGGCTGGCAGGACGGCAGACCCCGCCTACTGGGACTATAAAATGTCCAAGGAATTCGGCCTCGATTGGCACGAGCAGGACGCACGGCGGATGGTCATGTTCATGTACCTGATGAAGGCCGAGGCGAAGGAGGAGGAACGGCGGTCGAAAAAGAACTCCGGCCCCGCACAATCGAAATTCAGGCCACGTATGTAAACCTATGGCTTCAGAACAGCTCGATATCGTGGTCAAGCTCGTTGACGAGGCAACCGCCTCCCTGCAGAAGATCAAGGACGAGGTGGGAGGACTCGGGGACAGCGTTGACTCAACAAGCAAAAAGGCCACCTCCTTTACCAACATATTGAGGGGGGGGCTTGTTGCGCTTGGAACGGGTGCGCTCCTGAACGCCGTCAAGGGCGTGACGCTCGAGGTCATCAATCAAGCGGCGGCGTTCGAGCAGACAGAAATTGCTTTCACCACTCTTCTTGGTTCTGGTGAAGCGGCGGCAACATTTCTTAATCAACTTGCTGACTTTGCCGCTAAAACTCCTTTTTCATTAGAAGGTCTTACACAAGCAAGCCAACGCCTTCTCAACATGGGAATCGAGTTAGAAAGTATCATCCCGATGATGACTTCTGTTGGTGATGTGGTTGCGGCGCTTGGTGGTGGTTCTGTTGAAATTGATCGAGTCACAGTTGCTCTTTCTCAAATGTCCGCACGTGGGAAAGTTTCAGCAAACGAAATGAACCAACTTGCCGAGGTTGGTATTCCCGGTTGGGAACTACTTGCAACAACTCTTGGAACAACAAAGGCAGAAGCAATGAAGATGGCAGAACAGGGAAATATCGCATCCGAGGTTTTCATTGATGCCTTCGTTGCAATGGAAGGCCCGTTAGAAAAAATGTCAGGTGCGATGGAAGCGCAATCTCGAACTTGGAATGGCCTCATGTCAACTGTCATCGACAGCGTTAAAGCAATTTCACGAGAAGTCGGCGGCCCACTACTTGATACTCTAAAGCCAGCTCTTGAGTGGCTTACCGGGGCTTTGCTTGGAATCATTGATGAGCTTGAGGCAAAGGGATTCGCAAAGTTCTTCGAGGATCACAAGACGGTCATTCTTGCGCTCGCCGGAGCCATCGGAGGCGTACTCGCCGGGGCGTTTATCGGCCTCATGGTCGTCATCGTCCCGATTATCTGGCCTATTCTCGCCATCGGAGTCGCCCTCGGCCTCGTCGGAGCCGCCATCGGTGCGCTCGTCGCATACTGGCCGGACATCAAGGAGTTTTTCGGGAGCTTGTGGGACGATGCGGTTGCGAAGGTTGAGGAAGTGAAGCAGACCATCGAGGATTTCTTTAATGGCCTCGTGACTTCAGCCACGGAGATTTTTCAAAGCATCAAGGATGCCGTCACGGGGAAGATTCAGGAACTCAAGGACACCGCCATGTCGATCTGGCAGGGTCTTGTCGATGGGCTGACGGCAATTTGGAACGGGGTCGTGACGGTACTCACCGCCGTGTGGGGCGCAATCGTCGCCGTGTTTACCTTTTGGATCGCCTTCGTCGTTGGGCTTGTCGTTCTCGGATTCGAGGCGATGGGCATTGATATCGTGGCCGTGTGGGAGACGATCAAGACGAGCATCTCTGCCGCATGGACTTGGGTCGGGGAAACGCTCTCTACAGGTTTGGAGTGGGTGAGGACTACATGGAACGAAACGTGGCAGTGGGTCAGTGATTTCGCAAGTGAGATTTGGGACGGGATTGTCGCTTGGATTAGCGAAAAAATGGACTTCATCTCCGGCAAGGTGACGGAGGGGGTCAATACCGTCAGTGGCGTGTGGCAGTCCGTTTGGAACGCCATCTCCACCTTCACGGGCAAGATTTGGGAAGACATCAAAAAATGGTTCAGCGATGCCATCGCTTCCATTTCATCCACGTTCTCCCCGTGGGTCGAGGTACTCAAGGGGTTGTGGACTTCTATGTGGGATGCCGTCGTCTCCGGCGCAATGACCGCATGGGAAACGGCAAAGGGCATCGTCAAGGATTCCATCAACTGGATCATCGAGAAGGTCAATACCCTGATCGAAGCGATCAATACCGTCGCACGGAAAGGTGCGGGAGTGCTTGGATTTGACGCACCGCAGATTTCGACGATCCCGCTTCTCGCACAGGGCGGAAATATCGTCACGGCGGGTTCCGCCATCGTGGGCGAAGCTGGCCCCGAGCGGATTGACCTTCCCCGTGGCGCACGGGTTACTCCCCTCACGGGCGACGGTACGGGACAAACCATCGTCATCAACATCAACAATCCCCTCGTGATGAACGACGACGACATCATGGAACGCCTAGGCAATCCTCTCGTCGAGATTCTGAAACAGCACACGGCAATCGTCTAGTATGATTAAATTATTCATCAATGACGCAGATCGGTCGGCATACCTTGAGGATGGCTCGCTTTCCATTGTCGATCAGATCCAACAGAAGGCGAATACCGCATACTTCAACCTCAATCCGGGCGTGACCGCCCCGAGCGAGAACCAAGACGTGAAGCTCTGGGACGTTGTGGAGATCGTCTCGGCCTCGGGAACCGCAATCGTGGTAAAGGACGAGCTGAAATCCGGCCTGTCCATTTTGACGTTCGACAAGTTCCGGGCGGGGGAATACTTCTGGCTTGGGATCGGGAACGCAGACCAAGAGCGTGCGACCATTTCCGCCATCGCCGAGGGAGCCGTTGGGCAGGTGAATATCACCCTTTCCGAATCAATCACCGGCACGCACGTCGCAGGGGACTTTGCGGGGAAGCTCATTTTTGCCGGAGTGCTGACCCGTGTGACGCAGAAGAACCCGAAGCTCTTGGCGACCGTCGAGTATCAATGCTCGGCTACCGACTACACCAAGATTTTCGACAAGAAGCTCATCAATGACTCGTGGGCTGACGTTGACGCACGCTATATTTTCAACGATGCCCTGAACACGACGATCAACTACAATCGGGAGATCGACGACATGGACTACGTCGATAATACGGCCATCCAAGCCGAGTGGATCGAGAGCGGGGACGGCGGGAATCCGACCGTTGACACGACGAACGAACTTCAAGGAACGTCCGCCGGTAGCTTCCCATGGACGAACAGCGGGGGAACGGCCACCTTTTCGGCCACCCCTGCGAGCGCAGACCTTTCAGACCTCGTGGGGGCTTCCTCCGGCACTCCGACGGAAGGCAATTTCACCCTTTGGTATCAGCGTGCCTCCGCCGCAGGAATCACGTCGGTCATGTTTCGCATCGGCTCGGACTCCTCGAACTATGCCGCCCTGACACTCGACCTTGAGGCGGATACGGACGTGCATTTCGCACGGATGAAATTCGCAGATGCCACGATCACCGGAACCCCCGTGTGGACGGCGTGCGACTATGTTGCCGTCGTCATCACCGAGACGACCTCGTCGAGCATCCTCATCGACGACCTCCGTGTGACCGCCGAGGGGAGCTTCACCATGTTTAACTTCGAGGAAACTTCCGTCTTCGACGACGTGCATGCGGCCTTCAAGAAGCCGACCTCCTTCATCGACCGGCTCGCCGATACCCTCTCGTACTATTGGTTCATTGATTATGAGAAGGACATTCACTTCTTCGACCGTGAAAGCACCGATGCCCCATATTCGATCACCGATACCTCGAATAACTTCGACAATCTCGTGGTTGACGTGGACACTTCCCAGCTCAAGAACAGGCAGACCGTTCGTGGCGGAACCAAGACCTCCGATTCGTTCTATACGCAGGTGGTCGAGGGCGACGGCGAGACGAGGGAATGGCTCCTGAAATCGCAGTTCGAGGGACTTCTCATCTACATGGACGACAACACCTCGACGGACACAATGGAGGCGACGACGACGACAACAACGGTCAAGGCGACCACCCACGGGCTTGCCGACGGCGACTATATCGTGAACCGGAGCCGTTCCAATGCCGTCCGAAAAATCACCTACGTCGATGCCGACACCTTCACCGTGGAGGCCGTTACCTCGCAGGCAAGCGGGGACACGTTCTCGAAATTCGCAACGCAGATGGACGTTGGGGTCGAGTATCTCGTGGACGAGACGACCGTGGACTACGTTTCGAACTACAACGAGAAATCGATCCGTGCCGTCGATGCGACCACGACCTTGACGACCGGCACGTTCCTCCTTTTCAAGTATTACGAGATCATTCCGATCCGTGTGCAGGTTTCAGACCTCGCCTCCGTCGCCTCGCTGAAGGCACTCGTCGGCGGGGACGGGATCTTCGACGGGGCGGTCATCACCGACGAATCGCTCGACTCGACGCAGGCCGCCCGTGACAGGGCGCAGGCCGAGGTGGATGCCTATTCCAACCCAATCGTCAAAGTGTCATTCAAGACCGACCACGAGGGACTTTCGAGCGGCCAGCTTCTGCCCGTTACGGATACGGCAAAGGGCATCGATGACACCTATGTCATCCAGCGTGTGAAGGTGAAATATCAAAACGACTTCCCGCAGTTCGAGGTTCAATGCGCCTCGTCGCTGTTCGGCCTCATCGAGTACTTCCAAAAGCTCTCCGAGCAGTCCGCAGACCGCATGATCGACGACGACGAGGTTATCGACCAGATCATCACGGAGAACGTCTCGATCACGATTACCGAGGCGCACTCCGTCGGGGCTTCCGAGGAAGTGTCCGAAAGTGCTACAATTACCGTAACGGAGACGAGCAACGCCGTGACGGAACGAAGCATGACTACCGACCCGTACCTCTGGCAACCCGATGCTTCCGACTCACGATGGAACCTCGCTCAATGGGGCTAAAATATGAAAAACAACATAGTTATCCACAAGGACAAGCCGAGAATCGACTCGACGGAAAAACACCTTCTGTCTGTTTGCGATGTCCGCCACCCGCTCGCCTTGAAGATCGAGAAGGAAGTCGAGGCGACCTCGCAGAAATACCGCCGTGCCGTACACCGTGCGAAACAGGATCGCTTCGGGCTTCTCTCGCAGTTTCCCGAGCGTGGGGAATGGAGGAAGTACCAGACGGAAGCGGTGGAGTTTTTCGATGCCGTCATCCAAGACCTGAATCGCCGATGCCACGAGGAACTGGCGCAGTTGTACCGTGGGCTTCGTGACCTGACCCTCGTCAAGCAGTTCGAGGTGAACAATATCATCCCGACCGCCGGACGCTCCGTTCTCGCCCTTTGGATCATCGGTGACAACACCTACGACGCAAACACCGGCGTGAACTACGGGTCGCTCGGAACGAGCAATACCGCCCCTGCGAACGGCGACACCCAGCTCACCGCCGAGAGCTTCCGCAAGGCCATCTCGTCCGTGACGACCGCAAGCAACGTCGCCTATCTTTCGAACTTCTATACGGCGGCCGAAGTCACGGGAACATTCGAGGAAGCGGGATGGCATATCGTCGGAACCGGATCGGCAAACACCGGACAGCTCTTGAGCCACTTCCTGACCGGCACGGTCGCCAAGACCAGCACCGAGACGCTCACCATTGAATCGACTTTGACGATTAGCTAATATGGCAACGAAGTTTACATCCGCACAGGTAGCCGCCGGAGCCGACATTCTTGCGGCAAACGAAAATGCCGCCCGTTTGGACATGCTCAAGAACGCAGGCGACTATGCCACGTCCACCGGATCGGCGAACGCCTACCTGCTTGCGCTCGACGCACAAATCTCCGCCTATGTGGCCGGGGACGTTTTCAAGTTCAAGGCGAACTTCGCCAACACCGGTTCGTGTTCGCTGAACGTGAACAGCATTGGTGCGCTGACCATCAAACGCTTCAAGGACGTGAACCTCGCCCCGAACGACATTGTGATCGACCAACTGGTCGAGGTGATGTACGACGGCACGAACCTGCAAATGATCAGTCCGCCACGATCAGCCGGATTCGACTTCGGGGACGGCTCCGACGGGGACGTGACGATCGGTGCGGACACGAGCATGACTCGTGACATGTACTACAACAATCTCACGATCAGCGACACCTTCACGCTTAGCCCGAAGGGACACAGGATTTTCGTCAAGGGAACCCTGACGTGCAACGGAACCGGAAAAATCGCCTCGAACGGCGGAACCGGATCGAACGGAAGCAACGCACCGTCCACCGGAACCGGAGGAGCCGGGGGGAACGGAGGAAGTGCGGACTATACATACGGAACCATGCCCATTCCCGTCGCAGGTGGCGGCGGTCGGGGCGGAAAGGGAGATCCGACGGACGGTGCGGCTGGAACGGGGACGATCACCAGCGTCACAAAGCCCCTAAACGACGCTTCCGGCGTTACCGGGGCGGCTGGCGGGACGGGCGGGGCGAGCGACGAAGTGACCCCTGAATCGCCGGGTACGAAGACGGGCACGGGAGAAAAGATCCTACAGCCCAACCGTGCCATGAATCTTGGAACGAATGTCAGCGGGTCGTGGAACAACGCCTATACGTCCGTCAGCAACTCCGGCGGCGGAGGCGGGGCGCACAGCAACGCCGCAACCGGGTCGGGAGGCGGCGGCGGAGGGGCTGGAGCGTCCGGCGGATGCGTGCTGATCGTCGCAAGGAGCATCGCTTCCGTGGCCGTGGAAGCCAAGGGCGGGAACGGCGGGAACGGCGGGAACTTCAACGGCGGCACGGCGCAGGGCGGAGGCGGGGGAGCCGGGGGGAACGGCGGCGTGGTCGTCATCATCAAGCACGAATCGACGACGATCTCGACAAGCGTTGTCGGGGGAACGGGAGGTACGGGCGGATCTCCGAACGGTTCTACCGGCACGGACGGGAACGCCGGGCGAGTTGATACGCTTACGGTCTAAGATAAAAAAGGAGGGTGGCAACCTGCCCCCTCCCTTTTGTTTTTGTTGCGCCATCATCTCACCGCATCGGCAAGGATTCTCACCCTGCGACTTCTTTTCCTTGTGGGGGATAGAAGCGAACCCCTACGGTTGCGACCCGTTCTATTGCGTCATATCCGCTTCGATGTGGTGAGATGATGGCGGAGGTGGGAATCGAACCCACTCCCTCTTGGTTATGAGCCAAGCGACACGCCTTGCGTCTTCCCCGCTATGTGGCCAGCCCGCCGTCTGTTCCATCCCCATGCTTTTCGTCCCGCTTAGGCGGGAAGGGTACGGAAACCCGACGAACGGGCGAGCGCAGTGCCTATTATATGGCTATTCGGGCTTGTTTTCCAGCGCAGTCAGCCGTTGCTCGATGGAATTGATCCGTTCCTCGAACAGGTCAAGATAGCGGAGAATCCCGTTCACGAACTTTGCCGGAACATCCGACTCGTTCATCTCGCCGTTGTTCCAGTCGTACCCTCCCGCATCCTGCGCTATTTGCTCGCTTGGTCGTTTCATACTTCGGTGATTAGCTTTTTAACTTTCGGGCTGTTATTTCCCCAAGGGACGAACGATCTGATCGACCCCTTCGTGACAGTTCTGCCCTTGAAAATGACCTTCCTGCTTTTCCTGTCCAAGAACTGATCCGTGAACTCCGTGCCGTCCTTGAGGACGACGTGTACCCATTTTCCACGATACGTCGCCGTGTGGCATTGGGTTCCCATACCTATTCGCCGAACGGGTCTGACATCTTCGATATGACCCCGTTTATCAGCTCTCCGAGGGCATCGGCGGTCGGCCCAGAATCGATGCCGAGTTTCTCGGCATAATAGTCCGGGTGATGCTCGCATCTTTCGAAGGCGAACGCCCCACGCCTAATGATGGAGACGAACAGGTCGTTATAGGGCTTGATCCCCCATTGGATGTGGTCGCCCTCCCTGACCGCCGTGTTGGTGAACAGGATGTCATAATGCGTTCCTAGTCCGTCCGTCCATCCGATGATGACCGCATCATCAATCAGTCGCATGGCTATTTCCCGGTACGTTTGTTCGTGGTTGAGAACCTCGCCTTCCTCGTCGGTTTTGATTCTGAATGTTTCCATACTAATCGGGTAAATATCTTTCGGGGTTGTCCCCGTTGATGGTGAATCGAACTCCCTTTTCCCGCTTGCGGCGTTCCAAGACCACTGGGTCGGTCGGAGGATATTTCCCCTCCTTGTTTTGGAGAAGCTGGCAGGTGCGACGGATCGTCTCGGGGGAAGTCATGAGGATGATGCGGTCGAGAAGCACCCAGTCCCCCGCCTCGTTCGTCGATACGTTGGCGGAGTCAAACGCCTTCCAGTATTTCTTGATGAGAATCTTGTGGGAGTTTCTCGCATCCTCGTTGTATTCGAGGATGGCTTCCACCTTGTCCTTGATGCTTCGAGCCATAGGATTATGTTAGCAACTCGGGATTTTGGTAGATATTCCCGACGACCTCGCAATCTTCATTTTGGAATCCGATACCCTCAAGAAGGTTGTTATTGATCCATGGCGACCATCCGGTTTCATCCCACGATACGACCGCTATCCCATTTTTTTCGCACGTTCCTCTGTCCATTCTGACCCAGTCGCCTTCGTAGATCTCCTTCCTGTTTTTGTCCAGTAGGCCGGTGAACTGCATCGGAACAAGATCATTTAGCTCGCTGATCTTTACGCCTGTGTCGTCAGGGCGGCGGAGGATTTCGCCCATGATGATCGTTTCCCCGAAAAGGTTGACGGCATGTTCGTTATCGACATGCCATGCATTACGGCCTTTGTCCCATATACGGAACTTGATTGTTCGCATATTTATTGCGTTTGTTCTAGCGGCTCGACCTCGATTGAAAGAATGTCATTGTTGTTGATGTAGTCCCCGCCACTATAATTTATTGCGTTCAGAACATTGAACCAATCCGATTCGACGAACTTGTAGCGGATGGGAGGAGTACAACCCTGCCGATAATAAGTGACTTTGAGGAGCATATTTTTATTCATTCGTGATGTAATCGGGCATCTCGTCCGCCTCGTCCTTTGCCGTCGTCACCTTCGTGGTCTTTCCCATTTCGCAGACGGCGACGAGCTTCCGAACGATGGTGCGCCCCTTGTTGTCGTAGCGTTCACGCACGATGTTGTAAAAGATGGGCTGGTCGAGGTTTGAGACGCTTTTGATATCTTTGCCCGTGGCGAAGACCTGCGAGTTTTGCGGATCGTTGAGGTATGCGTCGTTCACCGCCTTGAAGACCGTCCGGCATACACGGGTGAAGATGCCGTCCATATCAGGTGATGATCTTGATCGTGTTGTCCCCGCCCCGTGAGGCAAGAACGAACTTGCGGAACGACTGCCACGGCGGGCAATGGTCTTCGATGAAGCTCTCCTCCCCGTTGCGTTCGATGCGTTGGTATGTCTCCGTCTCGCATTCGGGGCATACCGCCTCGCCGTTGAAGATGAACCCGCCGCTCGAATCGTTCCAAGTGTAGTCGGCATTGCAAACGTCGCAGAGGACGTTGTCGCCCACGTCGATTGTTTCTACTGTCATATTATTTTGAGTCAATTTCGTAATGGTCGCCTACCTGTTTCAACGGAGTGCCTGCCGAGAGATGAAGCAGTCCTCCCTTTTCCGTCTTGCAGTACGAATACATGCCGTCGAGGTGGTCGAAGATGACGAACTTGGAGCCGTCGGACACCTCGACCACGATCTTCGACTGCTCGGGGATATCACAGAGACGTAGATTTTTCATATCGTTTGTTTTTGGTGCTTCTCCAGCAAGTCCATGAGCTGTGCGAGAGTGATGTAGTACTCGCCTCCGCCTTCGTCAGCTTCCTCGTCGTCTTCCGACACGTCCACGAGCTGGCCGTTTGTCGTGGCAAGTGTAAACGCATCGTGGAAAAAACGGATTTCGTCGAGCTTCCTTTGCTCCGCCTTTCTTGCCAGTCGGATGCCACGGTCAATGTCAGGTTGGAGGCAATCGCCCGGCCATGCTTTGTCTTCCATATCATGCGAGGATTATTGCCAGAAGAAGGAACCACATCGACCATCCGTGATTGACGATCAGGTAGACCGTTCCTCCGACGATGAACATTCCCCAAACGACTCTTGGAAAATTGACTTGGCCCATATTACCTGATTCGCATGATGATCCAGCCCGTGCCGTCCATCTTCGAGAGACAGCGGAACCGCTTTGTGCTTCCCGCCTTGTGGAAACGACCATAAACAGTTGCGCTCGGCCCTATCTTGGCGTTCATCGTCCACTCCGCACGCAACATCTCCACGGACTCGCCTACTAGGATTTGCGAGAGCAGTTGAAGTAGTCCCAGTGCTTTTTCGTCTATGCGGTTCCTGCCTACCGTGACCTGACCTTTTGTCTGTTCTACGTTGAGTACCTGCATACTAGGGATCTAAAATGATTTTTGTTATTCGCAAACCCACGTTCGTTTTTTGATGACCTGCGAGATTGTCCAACCACATACGCCATACTCACGGCCTAGCTTGCTGAACGAACCCCACTTGCCATCATGTTTTGCTCTTATTTCTTGAATCTGTTTCATGGTCAGTTTTGCGCCGCCATTCTTCTCTCCCTTGTGGTTGCGTCCGTCTTTTTTTAAGTGACAACTCCGGCACAACCATTCCCAGTTTCTCGGGTTACGATTGTATATGCCATTGCATGATAAATCTTTCGGTTCACTCTTTTGACAACGAAGGCAAAGCTTTGGTTTAGGGATGCGCTTCGCAACCCATTCGTGTAGTGCGGCGTAACCAACATCATCGCCTTTCCAGTTGTGATGTCTTTTTGATTGACCGTTCATATCACTCGCATGAAGTCCACCACTCGGGATGCACCGGATACCAGATCATAAATTGCCTGATGTTCTCGTCTGCGTCGAACTGATGCCCCTGCGCCTTGATGTACTCCCACGTCCCGTCGGTGAACTGGTACAGCCCCTTGGCCGACGAGACGGGATTCTGTGCGTATGGGTTCATTGAGGATTCGCAGGCGGCATAGGCGAGGGCGACGCTTTCCTCCACCCCGTAATAGGCCGCCTGTTTTCTGATCCTGTCCTCAATCGAAGGCGTTTCATTTTGTAACGGTTTGGGGGTGGTGGCAATCTGCCCCCCTCCCGCATCGTTTGTGGCTTGAGATTCTGCCCCCTGCGGGGTTTTGGCCTCGATGGGTGGCTGAAACCCCGTCCAGACGATCAGAAGGGCAAATAACGCAATTATGGCGATGCTTTTGGTGCGTTCCTTGCGTCGGCTCGTCGCCGTAAGCTCGGAAGCCCATCCGATTTGATGTTTAGACATAATTGCATGTGTAAATGGTGAGCTTCGATTCTGGCGGAAGCGTGGAGACGAGCTTCATCCACCTCTCGTGATCCCATCCCCCATCGCTATAATCGATTGACGAGATGCCGTTATGGAACACCGCCCACGGTGCGAGAGACGTATTCCGTGCGATGTACTCCTGTTCCGTCTCGAAGCGGTCGGTCATGTCCTTGTACTTGATGCCGTAGTCGAAGGCGGCGACCTGCTTCAGCCACCCCTTGTTCATTCCTGCCTTGTGCTTGAGGTCTAGGAACCGTGCATACGCCTCCGGCAGGCCTTCCCTGCGCTCTAGGAGCATCTTCGACCAATCCACGTCCCTTTTGACCGCCTCGTCCGTCCTCGTGCCGTCCTTGAGGATAAAATAGGGTTCTATGGCGAAATAGGGAACCTGCCCAAATTCGTATGTGAAGCCGCTTCGTTTTGCCACCTCCTCGATGTCCTTCCCCACTCCGCCGGGCATTTCGACCCGGCAGAGCAGGAACAGGATCATTTTGTTGCGTTCTATTTTCATATTGTTAGCCGGGGAACGGCGGCTCGTTGGGATCGACCGCTACCTGCGCCCTCGGCAACGGGTCTTTCCCGTTCGCCTTGAAGCATGGGAAGCATTTTTTCGAATACGCCTCGGTTCCCGCCTTCGGGGTGTATTCCTTTCCGCAGTCACAGCAGATGAACTTCTTGTTCGATGACGACGGATTGGAAAGCACGAATTCCTTTGTCGTGTGGCCTGCGGTCTTCTTCGGTGCCTTCTCCTTCTCCGGGTCGTCTCCCGTTGCGATCAGGAAGAACTTTGCCACGAAATACTTGGTCGCTCCGGTCATGGCCTTATACACGCCTTTGTCGCCAACGTCCTGCCCGTGGCCGGGGAAGACCGCCTCGACCGCCTCGCCGCTTTCCCTGTCCCATACCTTGAACCGCATCATCACCTTGGTGAGCATTTCGGTCTTCTGCTCGCCTTTGGCGTTGAGCCAAGTGCGCTCGGACGAATTGCACTCGTCGCAGGATGCTGTCACCACGATCCCCTGCTTTTCGAGCAACGGGCGGATGGTGTCCAGAAAATCCTTCTCGGTGGCGTAGTCGTAATCTTGGAAGTCGTTGTGGCCGTTCTTGACCACATAGTCCACTTCCCCGGCGACGGCGTGCAGTTTGTTGAGTAGGTTTTGCATAGGTTTTTGATTAAAATGTATAGGTTTACAGCTCGATGACTTTCTCCGGCACTGCCTCGTCCGATGGTGCGCCGGACACGGAATAGACGGCGATGCGGTGCGGGGACACGGCATAAAAGTATTCGATATCCCCGTGGAAGTCCTTGCTGATCCCGACACCGAGCAGGTCGGGCTTGTCGCCCTTCGGGAAGGCGTGGGGGCTTTCCTTGCGCCACTCCATGAGGTCTTTTTCCCGTTGGTTGCAGAGGGCGGTGACGTACCGTGCGGCGGCATACTCCGAGTCGGAGAGGCCACGGTTCTTGTTGAACATGCGGCAGAAATCTTGGAGAAGGGGCAGGACACCTTCCGGGTAGCCGTCGCTATGCTTGTAGACGAGGGCATCCCACCCGGAGATTTTATGATCGTCAGTATCGTAGAAACCGATTTGCGCTCTGGTGGACATAGGGATTTTTTATTGTTTTAACCTGATTTGATTATACCTCATTTGATACAAATGTACCACTGTTCATAACTAGGCACGGGGACGGTCGAACTTGAGGAAGGTCGTCACGGATTCCTCGGCGGTTCCGTCGTCGATCTCCTTGGCCTCCTGCCTCTTTGCCTTCTCCTTCAGCTCGGCCACCTTGGGACTGAACTTGTAGGACTTGCGGCTCATGACGTTGAAGAAGCCGAAGCCGGTGGTCACTTTCTCCTGTCCGACCTCACGCAGGTGTTCGAGTACCATTGCGCCTATCATTTCCTTCTCGGTTTCGATTTCCCGGAGCTGGCGGGACACCTTGGCGTACTGTTCCAACAGCTCGACGTTAACTGGCTTGCGATTCATATTCCTTTTGGTTATTTGATTGAGTCCTCGCCCAGTAGATACCGGCCCTGTTGCCCTGCATGTACTGGTCTTTGGCGATGCTTAGGACGTACTGCCTCATGCGTTCCGTCTCGTCCTCGTTGAGGCCAAGCTCCGTGGCGAGGTCGTTCAGGTGGGCGATCAATTCCTGATACCATTTTGATTTGGTTTCCATATTGGCTAGGCGTTGTTATAGATTTTGACCACATCCCGTTCGCTTCGGAGCTTTCGAGCGAACTCATTTTTTTCATCCGAGGTGAGATGCTCGGTTTGCACGGTGGCGATGATGCCGTCATAGGTGAGGTCAAACGTGTACTTGACCACCCTGCCGTTGCTCAAAATGATGTAGTCCATATCAGTCGAAGGTCATCCCGCAGTCGTCGCAGGCCATGTTGTGGCAATTGAGATGCAGGCACGGCTTCGGTTCCATCATCACGCCTCCTCGGAGGCACTTCGCATGTCCGACGATCTCTTGGTTTATATAGTGCTTCGGCTCGTCGTCCTTGATTGGCTGGGCGCAGGTCGGGCAATTTTTCGTCATATGGTTGGGGGTGAATTATGCCAGCCGGACTGACATTGAGTGGCCGTTCTTGCTTTGGGTTCTATATTCCTCGGCCTGATCCTTCGTGTCGAACGTGGCGACGAGATAGGAGCCGAAGGCCATTCGCAGATAGACGTTGTACATACGTTCTGGGTTACTTGATTATGTACATATTATAACCTGTCGTGATTATAGTGTCAACGGCAAAGAAAAGAGGGGCTGTTCATAACTGCCCCCCTTCGCTTTCCGTAGGAATAACGATGTTTTCCTCGGGTTTCTTGGGATATTTGATGCCTTTCGGTTTGAGCTTGGCGTGGTAATATGCTTTCTGATAGCACGCCCGGCAGAGGCCGTGTCCACGGTGCGGACGATCCTTGCGTTTGCAGACGATACATTCCACCTCAAGGGTTGATCGTTGTTTCATATGGGTTTTCGTTAGTAATTCGGCTGTGCATGGTTTTACCTTTTCATTATATCCACAACATGATAGTATTGTAAACACAAAGGCCGGGAATGATGCCCCGGCCTGTGCGTGTCAAGTGCCTATGCGCTTGCACTGTATCCTTTAGAAATTAAAACGTCAAGCCCTATGCGCCAAGCCATCTCCCACCAAGGTGTCCCGTTCACGCAGGTTGCGAACGTCGTCCTCAACGACAAGCGTCTCTCGATGAAGGCAAAAGGCCTTTTCGCCTACCTGTACAGCAAGCCGGACGGGTACGATTTCTCGTTCAGGCGCATCATGCAGGATCATGCCGACGGCAGGGATGCCGTGCTGGAAGGGTTGAAGGAACTGGAGAGTTTTGAGTACCTAACCCGTACCAAGCAGAGTTCCGGGCGTGTCGCTTATATGCTCTCTTTTGCGCCTGATACGGAAAAACCGGATTTGGCCGTGCCTGATCCGGAAAATCCGAAGTTGGGAAAAAGCCAAGTTGGGAAAATCCGTACCATAAGTAAGACGGATACAGTAAGTAAGATTGAAGAAAAGAGTAAGATTGATTCCGTATCTGAAGATACGGGGCAAAAGCCGGGTAACGTGGTCGGACTTGGGTCTGATTGTCAGGTTGTTTCACGTGAAACAATTTCGAACGACGATACCGTCTCCGTCCTCAACGCCTTCCGTGAGTCGGTAAATCCGGGGATCAACTTCGGGAACAAGACCGAGCGCAAGGCCGCCGCCTTCCTCGTCTGCAAGTTCGGCCTCGAAAAGGTCATGGCGATGATCGAGTACGCCGCAAGCGTGAACGGGGAGCAATACGCCCCGGTCATCACCTCGCCCTACGAACTGCAGACCAAGCTCGGGAAGCTGATCGCCTACAAGTCCCGCAAGGATAACAAGCCGTCCCTCGTGGCGACCATCTGATTATGCCAAACGAACTTTCGGTCAATCTTGCCTGCGTCTCCATGCGCAACGGCGTGGAGGTGTGGGTCGAGCGGGAACGTGCAAACGCCCTCGTCGGGCTCCTGACCGGCAAGGAGCCGCCGCAGTTCATCAGCTTCGACGGGCGGCTGATGAACCGTGCCGACATCGTGGGCGTGTTCACGGCGCAGGACATGGAGGACATGAAGCGGCGCAAGAACGGGCAATGGTCGTGCCGTGGCGGCAAGTGGCACGACCGGAACGACAAGTGCGCCTGCGTCTTGGCGGAGTGGAGGCGGTGGCGGGATGGCATGGATGCCGCCATCAAGGACTGCGGGAAGTGCCAAGACGGCACGGTGTACGACGCAGACCGATGCCACCCGTGCGCCTGCCTCGACGAGTACCGTGCGAAGAATCCCGAACCAAAGCAATATGATTGATTCAACAGCCATTCTCAACGAGATCAACGCCATCATCGGAAAGCTCCAAGACGGAAAGTGGAGCGATCATTCCGAGGCGTTGCTCCTGTCCGCACAGGGCAAGCTCGCCGTGTACCAGTCGAACGTCGCCTCGCTCGTCGCCGATGCGAACCAGCGATATCTCACGCACGAGCTGGCGACCAAGAACAAGGAGTGCGAACGATTCCTCGCCTACCGTGAGGAAGGCCGGACGTGCGACGATGCCAAGTGTCTTTCTAAGGTCGAGACGGAATTCAACTGCAAGGAGATGCTCGAAGCCAAGCGTGACTACGAGAACCTGCGGGGCGTGCTCAACGCCATGGAGACGCTTATCACCGCCATACAAGTTCAGCTCCGTGCGATGCACCGGGAGGTTGCGACGGCGCAATACCAAAACCGCTAATATGGGCATGAACTACTATGTGATCTTCGACGAGTGCGAGCATTGCAATCGGCAAAGCCGCATCCATCTCGGCAAGCAGTCCTGCGGGTGGTCGTTCACCTTCGCCTACAACGGCGGGCAGTTTTACAAGAACGTCGTCGAACTCAAGCGGTGGCTCAAGGGCAAGCGGATCATGGACGAGGAGATGCGGGACATTCCGTTCAAGGACTTCTGGGAGGAGGTTCGGGAGAACCAGAAGCATCTCGCCTTCTCCCGTGAGAAGGATGCGGAGTACAACGTCCATTTCATGATCGGCGAGTATCGATTCCTTGACTGCGAGTTTTCTTAAAAAAAATTATGCCGAACTACTACTACGTTTTGCCACACCGAAAGATCAGCCGTGACGTGACTGATGCCGACATCGAGCGTGTCAAGGAATATGCGGAGGTCATGCGTGCGATGTGCCATCGGAAATACGGGGTCAATCCGGGCGCATTCGCCATCGCCCATCCGCAGGTGGACGATCAAGACCCTCTCCGTTTCTTCGTGACGCACGAGAACCTGATCGTCTGCAATCCGAAAATTATCCGAAAGACGCAGGTTCCGGTGAAGCGAACCGAGGGATGCATGACGTTTCCGTTCAGCCGACCCGTCGATGTCATGCGCTCGCACAAATGCGAGGTTGAGTTCCAAGTGCTTGAGGACGGGAAGCTCGGGGAAGTACAGCGTCAGAACCTTTCGGGACGGGATGCCCAAGTGTTCCAGCACGAGACCGAACATCTTGATGGAAAATACGTTTATGAAGACAAAGAACTCTGGGAAAAAACCTGCGAGCTTATCCTCGCCCAACGTGAAGAATCCACGAAAGCGGGGGGACAAACCGTCCCCTCCCTCAAGCCGAACGATACCGGAGAGGATGCCCCTCAAGAAAAGCCGACCGCAGAAGCAGTATCAACGGGCTATTCCGCACCAGACCTATCTGTCGGTGATGGAGAGGTTCGAGGGAAGATGCCAGCATCCGAGGTGCGGGATTCAGTCGCCGGTGGTGTTTGACGGTCGCCGAGAAAGTTATCCACAGGTCGAATACTCGCATATCTTGAGCCGTGGGAAATGGCCGGAGTACGCACAGGAGGATTGGAACGCAGTTCCCCTGTGCGCCGAGCATCACCGGACGGGCAAGGAGGCGGTGCATACGTCCTACGAATGGGAGCAGTACTACTACCGCTTTCTCCCATTGGTCATACAGATGGAAATCGGCTACGTCGGCATCTCTTGTCCAAATGATACAAATGTGTTATATTGAGAATATGGAGGCAATCAAAGAAATAATCTTCGGCCTTCTCGCCATGACCGGCATCGTCTGGTGGAGCGTTTCCCTCTACAAGTTTTTTGAGACGGCTTCAAGGGCGATGACCGAGGACGTGGTTCTAAAGGCCGCAAAGCGCACGGTGGTGCGGGTGGACTTCCTCAAGAGGAAAATCCAAGTTTGCGGCGAGGTTGACTTCGGAACCGAGGAAGACCAAATGTGGATAAAATATGAAGCTCAAAAAGCAAGAGAAGAAGCCGAACGAAATGCAAAGGGTGGGAGTTTGGCTACCAAAAAGTAAGTACGCCAAGTTCCGATCCCTGTTGCTTTTGCATGGCAAGACCGTAGCCGACTTCGTCCGTGAGTCGATGGAGGAATTCGTCAGGAAAAATTCTTAATCCAAGACCTATGCCAAAGTACGAATACACCGTGCTCGTGACCTCGCAGACGCTCCTGAATGAGCTCAACAACCTTGCGAGTGCAGGATGGGAGATCGTGAGCGTCTTTCCCAAGACCGAGTGGGACGAGGTGAGGAGGGGTCAGGTTGCCTACGCCAACGTCATCAACGTCATCATCGCAAAGCGTGAACGTGCGCTAGGCGTTGAGGACATCGGAGTCGCCACTGGGTCGAGCGACGAAAAGGTCATCGTCTGATATGAAACAGATTCAATGCTCAAATTGCCACGGATTCAAGCTCCGCCGACAAATCAGCGGGAATCCCCTCGTTGCGGCGTTCCAAGTCATCGCCGCCTTCGGGTTCGTCCTGACGGTACTCGGAATCTTCGTCTGGCCGCTTTTCTTCGTCGGCCTCGTCCTGTGGTTTGCCGGTGTCCTCCTGTATCTTCCGGCCATGTTCCTCTGGGACAAAGACCCGAAATATAAGTGCCGATCGTGCGGGTACGTCTCCTATCCAAGCAGGAAATAAGACGATAAAATGGGCTTGTATGGTGATGCAGTTGATCAACAAGCTCAAGAGGTCATGGCGGGGATTGAACGTCTATGCGATCACCTTGCGAGCTGAAATCTCACCCATTGAGGCACGGGAAATAACCCGATGCCTTTTTGCCTATTCCCTCGAAGAAGCCATAAACCTCACGGTCAAGGATGCCCTCAACCGATTCCCCGGCCTCCAGTGGCGTTTGTTCCTGTTCGATACGGTGGCGCACGACGATCTGTTGACTCGCATGACCGAAACCGAAATCAAGGAAGAAACGGAACCCACGGACAAGAACGTTTTGATGAACGAGATCATCCAAAGCGGCGACGTGAAGCTCTACGAGAGGCATAGCCGGAAATTCACGCCTTCCGAGCGCAAATTGATTGAGGAGAAGCTCTCACAGGTCTGATTATGTGGAGAATCGAAATTCCACGGCTATTGCCGACCTTCAACGACATCCTTGCCATGGGTCACTGGAAGCGCAGGAATACCAAGCAGGAAATCTGCGGGGAGGTGTGGGTCGCCCTGAAGGAGGCGAAGGTCAAGAAGCCGCTTCACAAGCCAATCGTCCTGACCGTGGCGCAGTTTTATACCAAGAGGATGCGGGACACGGACAGCGCATCCTTTGCGGTCAAGGCGTTCCTCGACACCTTGGTCGCCAACGGGTACTTGGAGGACGACAACCCCGAGTACGTCGCCAACATCATCTACCAGCCGCCGGAGCGTGGGACGGTGGATAAGACGGTCTTCCTGATCCAATGAACAAATGATATAATTGCATCACTATGAAAACATCCATTCACAAGCGGTATACGTTCGAGTCATCGCATCAGTTGAAGTGGCATCCGGGCAAGTGCCAGCGACTCCACGGACACAGCTACAAGCTCCACGTCTGGGCTTCCGGCGACCTGAACGAGAACGGAATCGTGATGGACTTCGACGATATCTCCACCCTCGTGGACGACCTCGTGGTGAAGAAGTACGACCACTACCATCTCAACGACTTCTCCGAGTTTGACGGGAATCCGACCGCCGAGCGCATCTCCCAAATTATCCTGAACACTCTGCATGAGGCCGACAATCGCATCTTCAGGGTTCGTGTCTACGAGACCGAGAAGTGCTACGCCGAATCGGAGTGCTGATCTTTCCCAAGCTGGAAGACAACCGGACTACCCGTCCGGCCTTCCGACGGCTCGACGTGTCCCGCCTCCCGTCCCTAACGGCCTGTGCGCCCACGCCGATCCATCGGAAGGTTAACCATCAACAAGGTCTATGGAGTCAGCCATGCGTGTCTGCGAAATCTACCCCGCACCGCAGGGAGAAGGCCCGACGACCGGCGTGCCTTCCCTGTTCGTGCGCCTGTCCGGGTGCAACCTGCACTGCGGCTGGTGCGACAGCTTCTTCACGTGGAACTTCGAGGGAACCAAGTTCAAGAACGAGGGGGACTTCAATTTCCCGAAGGTGAAGCGTGGGGAGGAAATGAGGGAAGTCGGGATCGAGGACTTCCGGCGGGAGGTGTTGGACGAGGCGAGGGCAAGCCACGTCAAGAACATCGTCCTGACCGGGGGCGAGCCGATGCTCCAGCAGAAGGCACTCGTTGCCGCCCTCTGGCCTCTCAAGACGTTGGGCTTCACGTTCGAGGTCGAAACCAACGGCACCATCGTGCTTGAGGACGAGACCTTCGCCCTCGTGGATCGGATCAACTGCTCCCCGAAGCTCGCCAACAGCGGGAACGAGGAGATTCTCCGCTTCCGCCTGCCCGCCCTCAAGCGCATCGTTTCCCATCCGGGGAGCGTGTTCAAGTTCGTTCTTTCAGGCGCAAACTGCGTCGCCGAGATTCAGAAGATCGTCCAAGAGAGCGGAATGCCCAACGACCGGGTTCTCATCATGCCGGAAGGCGTGACGAGGGACTCGCAGATCGTGGGCTTCAAGCTCGCCGAGGACATCGCCCTGACCTTCGGATGGCGTGTCTGTCCCCGTGTCCACAT